GGTATTAGCTAACGAACGGTGATACACCTGCCATGCACCTGTTGTATCTGTACGCTTGACAACAATGCAGCCAGGGACTGAGCCAAGAGCGTGGGCAATTGTTGTGTTTGAACCTGTACCCGTATACGTCACAACATCAAAGAACTTTGGCAGTGGTGCCGCATCTGTTAACTTGGGGTATGAGCCGCAGTGGTTGCTGGCTAAAGGCAGCAGTGACGTAACAAATTGGCTTATGGCCGACAATATGCGCGGCTGGTCGGAAACAAACATTCAGCGGCTGTTTGCGGATAGCACCAATGCGGACAGCAACTACACCGCAAATGCTGGGCAGTCTCCAACGGCAACAGGCTTTAAGTTTACGGCGGGGCTTCTCTCCAGTTCTACAACCTACATCTACATAGCCATACGCCGTGGCCCGATGAAAGTGCCTACGGATGCGACTAAGGTGTTCTTGCCAACTTCAACATCTGGAACGACAGGCACACCTATCACTACTGGTTTCCCTGTTGATTGGCAGTTACTTGGCATCAATGCAGGTAACGTGTATAACCAACGCTCAAGCACACGGCTTACAGGAGTAAACACTGATGGCACTTCTAATAGTCAATATCTTGTAACTTCAAAAACAATTGCTGAAGGCGCAACTGGTTCGTTGACGCTAAACTGGAACAACACTGGCTTTCAAATTCCATCATTAAACAGTGGAAGCCCTATCATTGCTTGGAACTTTCAACGCGCCCCCAGCTTCTTTGATGAGGTTTGCTATTCTGGAACAGGGAGTATTGGAAATATAATTTCCCACAATTTGGGCGCAGTGCCTGAGTTAATGATTATTAAAGGCCGTGCAGGAACTATTGGAGTAAATGATTGGCAAGTACTTGGCAAGATTAACGCAGTTAATTATGTAAAACTTGTTCTTAACGCGACTTCAGCCGAGTTAGGGCCATTTACATACGCAGTTAACGCAGGTTTAGCGGCTCAACCAACGTCAACAAATTTCACTGTTAACAACACAGCAAACTTCAACAACGGTTCTACAACATACGTAGCCTACCTTTTTGCAACCTGCGCTGGTGTTTCCAAAGTAGGCTCTTACACAGGCAACGGAACAATCCAAACCATAGATTGCGGCTTCACGGCTGGTGCAAGGTTTGTACTCATCAAGCGCACCGACGCAGCAGGAGATTGGTACGTCTACGACACAGCCCGTGGCATGACAGTGCTGACCGACCCATACTTGCTGTTGAACAGCGCAGCGGCTGAAGTCGCTACGCTTGGCTCAGTAACCACGGTATCAACAGGCTTTGCGCTGAACTCAACAATTCTGGCGGACATCAACGTCAACGCTGGAACATACATTTTTCTTTCCGTGGCCTAGACTTAAAGGACAAATATTATGGAAATACGAATCAGAACATCAGGCGCGGTTATGTACGAGGGAGAACTACGCTCATACCTCAAAGCCAACAACGGCCCGTCCTATGACCAACTGACCCCTGAGATTATGGAAGCTCTCGGTGTTGACCCAGTGCTGGAAGGCCCACAAGCTACGCCGACACGTTATCAAACAGCTTATAGGGACGGTGTTCAACAGATTGATGGTCAGTGGTTTACCAAATATTCGGTTGCCGATATGGATGCAGACGCTATTACTACCAAAGACGCAGAGCAAGCCAAGTCTGTACGTCAAACCCGTGATGACAAGCTGAAGGAAACTGATTGGACGCAGATCACTGACGCCACCGCCGACAAGACTGCATGGGCAACCTACCGCCAAGCACTGCGCGATGTAACCAAACAAGATGGATTTCCGTGGACTATTACATGGCCTAACCCATAACTATGTTTTTTTGGCATAATAGCCCCGTACTGGTTCGGCAAACCAGGGATTCTCAGGAATCAAAATGTCAGAAGAAGTAGTAGCGGAAGTCACCGCGCCGGAACTGGAAGCCACGGCGGTTAGCCCAGAACGTGTAATTGAAACGCCGGCAGAGGAAAACTCTGAAAAAACGCCCCGTGTTTATACGGAAGAAGAATTTAATCTTCATACGCAAAAACAACGAGCGTTGTACGAAAGAAATCTCGCAAGAGAACAGCGAAAGTGGGAACGAGAACGACAGCCTGCGCCAGCAGTGGCAGTGGACTTACCTCCGCAAGATCAGTTTGAGTCGGTTGATGCTTACGCAGAAGCCAAAGCACTCAAAATAATTGAGCAGCGGGAAGTTCAGAAACAACAAGCTGAGATTCTTGATGGGTATCACGAACGTGAAGAGACGGCTAGGTCTAAATATAGCGACTTTGAACAAGTTGCCTATAACCCTAACCTGAAGATTACAACCGTGATGGCACAGACGATTCAATCGTCGGACATTGGGCCTGACTTGGTTTATCACCTTGGCTCAAATCCGAAAGAAGCAGATCGTATTTCTCGACTAGCGCCTATTTTGCAGGCAAAAGAGATTGGACGGCTTGAGGCTAAATTAGCTGAGAACCCCGTTCAAAAGCGTACTTCTGGTGCGCCTGAACCGATTTCACCAGTCACTGCCCGAGGGGTAGGTTCTGGGTCTTATGACACAACTGATCCAAGGTCTACCAAGACCATGACAACCAGCCAGTGGATTGAGGCCGAAAGAGCACGACAAGTGAAAATGCAACAGGCGCGAAAGTTTTAATTTATATCTAAGGAAAAATCGTGGCTAATAGCATTCTTACCATTGACATGATCACCCGGAAGGCTCTGGAAATTCTGGAGAACAACCTCGTGATCACCCGCAACGTGAACCGACAGTACGATGACAGCTTTGCTGTTAACGGCGCTAAGATTGGTTCTACTCTGCGTATTCGCCTGCCTGACCGGGCACTAGTAACTGACGGTGCTGCCCTGCAAGTTCAGGATGACAACGAACAGTTCACAACCTTGACCGTTGCAAGCCAGAAACACATTGGTGTTAACTTCACCTCTGCTGAACTGACCATGCAGATGGACGACTTTGCAGACCGGGTGCTTAAGCCTCGTATCTCTCAGTTGGCCTCTAGCATTGATGCAGACGTTGCCAACGCCTACAAGAGCATCTACGCTACTGTTGGCACTCCTGGCACGACTCCTTCAACCTCGTTGGTGCTGTTGCAAGCCCAGCAGAAGCTGAACGAAAACGCTGCTGTTATGTCGCCTCGCTACGCTACGGTTAACCCCGCAGCCAACGCTGGTCTGGTGGAAGGCATGAAAGGCTTGTTCAACCCAACCGATACCGTGTCACGCCAGTTTAAAAACGGCATGATGGGTACTGGTGTGCTGGGCTTTGAAGAAGTTAACATGAGCCAATCCATCAAGGTTCATACCACTGGTACACGGTCTACAACTGATACGATTTTGGTTAATGGTGCTGTTAGCACTCAAGGCCAAGCTACTATCAACATTGACGGTGGTACTGGCTCGGCTACGATTGTTGCTGGTGACGTATTTACCATTGCCAACGTGTATGCGGTTAACCCACAGACCCGTGAATCTACTGGTTCGTTGCAGCAGTTTGTTTGCACTTCTACCGCCACTGCATCTTCTGGTGCATGGACAAGCGTTGCAATCAGCCCAGCAATCTACACCAGCGCTAGCGCCTTGGCCACCGTTGACAGCTTCCCCGCTGACAACGCTGCCGTGACGTTTGTTGGTACTGCTTCTACTGGTTACCCGCAAAACTTGGTCTACCACAAGGACGCTATTACGTTTGCTACTGCTGACTTGTTGCTGCCCCAAGGTGTTGACATGGCTGCTCGCGCAAACCACAACGGCATCTCGCTGCGTGTTGTTCGTCAGTACGACATTAACAATGACCGTATGCCTTGCCGTATTGACGTTCTGTACGGTTTTGGCACTATTCGTCCTCAGATGGCTTGCCGTCTGTGGGGTTGATTTAACTTATTTGAAAGGAACTTATCATGGCTATTCCTAATTCTGGCGGTGGGTATCAGTACACTGATGGCAACACCAATGAAATTATCATGGGCGTTCAAGCAGCGCCCCAGACCGCAACTGCTACGGCCACTTTGACCGTTGCACAAGTGACTGGTGGTATTTTGGTTGGTAACCCATCTACAACTGCGGCTTCGTACACAATGCCAACTGCTACGGCAATTGACGCTGTGTTTACAAACGCCAAAGTCAACAGCACCTTTGAGCTAACCGTTATCAACTTGGGTACTTCTACCGGGCTGATCACTATGGTTGTGGGTACTGGTATTACAGCGGTTGGCAACTTGGTTGTTGCTATTACCGGCAGTGCGGCTGGTGTTGGTGGCGCGGGGCAATTCTTGTTCCGCAAGACCGGCGATGCTGCTTACACTGTGTATCGCGTTGCTTAAACCAAATGGGGGCTTCGGCCCCTAAAAGGACATACCATGTCAAATAGCCAAGCAATCGGCGTTGCATACGCTGACCCGGAATTTACTACCTGCTACGCAAGCCAAGAGATTGGCTACTCTACCGCTGCTCAAGGCACTGTAACGCAAGCAACAGACAAGTCTACAGGGGTAACTCTGAACAAGTCTGCTGGTCGCATTACGATGAACAACGCAGCTTTGGCAGGGGCCACCGCTGTTTCGTTTATTCTAACTAACAGCACAATCTCCACTAACGACACAATGATTGTGAATGTTTCAAGCAATACTACTGGTAGTGCTGCTGGGGCGTACACTACCTATGTGTCCTATTTGGCTGCTGGTTCTGCCTTGATCACGTTGCGAAATCTTACTGCTTCTACTTCATATTCTGAAGCGGTCATCATCAACTACTCAATCATTCAC